CTGGTATTCTTTTATCATAACTATCTGGTATACATGAACAATTTATGTTATTCTTATTTGGAAAAAGCGCGTTTAATTGCGCTACATAATGAATCATCCTTGAAGAATTTGAATTATTACCTGGTCTAAATTTTCTTGTTGACATTTTATATTATTTTAGAATATAATTAAAATATATTTATTTTATTCTTTAATTTGTATTTTTCTATTACACCATTCATGAAAAAATTTAGGTTCATTATTTATTTCATCAAATTCCAAGACGTCATTATAAATTAATATATTGTTTTTATTTAAATTGTATTTTGAAGTATCAAAATATGTTTTTGTATTATTATAAATTTTTGGAACAGTTATTATATTATATTTTTTAATATTATCAATATAAATCTCTCCACAACATAAAAATGGAAGACTTGAGTCATTTAATTTATTTGAAAAATCATTGTCATATTTATAATCCTTATAAAGTTTTTTATCTATTTCTGTTATTTCATTTTTATTAAATACTATTTTGTTATTATTATTCTTATTATTTGTATAAAAAGCGTCTACAACAAAACATTGTTTATTTTTATTAATTAGTATAGCAAATACATGATCCTCATCATAAATTATTTCTTTTGTATCATCATAAATTACATATGATGATGTATAAATTACTCTAATTTCATTATTACAATCCTTATTATATTTTTTACAGCAATATAATTGAAATATATATGCTAAAAAACCTGTTAACCATCCATGTTCTCTACAATCATTTGATAAAAATTGTAATGCCATTATATTAGTTAGTGAAATTGGATCTTTATTAATTTCTGATTGACATAGTGTTAAACTATTGAATTTATTATTCCATGATCTTGTTGGATCTGGTATTCCATTAATAATTTCAAAAATTATTGATTTATCTGTTTCTAACATTTTTCTAATCTTAAAAATTATTTTATTTAAATACATAGGTGTTTTAAAAATTTGTATATCTTCATCTTCTAAAATTTCTTTATTAATAATATTTAATGCCCTAATAACATCATATTTATTAATTATTATATCAGGATATCTAGCACCAAACTTAGTTCCTCCTTGTATAAATAACGCATTATTTTTATTATAAGAAGTAAAGTTAAAATTATCGTCTAACCCTATATCTGATAAACTAGGAAAAGAATAACTATTATTTATAATTAAAGAAATAAAACTATTATTATAGTATCTATTATATAGAAAAAATAATATCAAAAATAAAATAATTATTATATAAAAATATGTATATTTCATTAAAATAAATATATATAATTATTTTTATTATTTTATTAATTTATTAATTTAAATTTTTACAAATATTTTTACAAATATTTTTCATGTAAATAAAATTGAAATTATTTAAAAGGTAAATGTGAAATAATATAACTACATAGACAATGAACGCTCAAGACGCAAATCTCGCTAATAAATATCAACAGAAGACTGATAAGCAGCATATCTTGGATAATCCAGATACGTATATTGGTTCTGTTGAAAAAATAGATTCTCAACAATGGATTTTAAATGATGATAATTCTAAAATTTTTGAAAAGAATATAGAACTTGTTCCTGGATTATTCAAACTTTTCGATGAGGGTGTTGTTAACGCTCGTGATCACGCAGTAAGAATGGCGCAAGCAATCGCTAATGGTCAAGAAAATGCATTACCAGTAACCAATATTGAAATCACAATTGAAGAAGATGGTACTATTATTATGTTAAATGACGGCAATGGAATTGATGTTGCTGAACATCCTGAACACAAAATATGGATTCCTGAATTGATTTTTGGTCATCTCAGAACATCTACTAATTACAACAAAGATGAGAAAAAAATTGTTGGTGGTAAGAATGGTTTTGGTTTTAAACTTGTGTTAATTTGGTCTACATATGGTTCAGTCGAAACTGTCGATCATATTCGCGGTCTTAAATACAGACAAGAATTCAAAAACAACTTGGATGAAATCTGTAAACCATCAATTACTAAATGTAAAACCAAACCTTATACAAAGATTACATTTAAACCTGACTACAACAGACTTGGACTTAGTGGTCTTACACCAGATACAATCGCACTTTTGCGAAAGCGTGTTTATGATATCGCTGCTGTAACAGATAAAAGTATAAAAGTTAAATATAATTCGACACTTGTTCCTATAAAGAATTTTCAACAATACATTGATTTATATATTGGCGAAAAGAGTGATGCGCCACGTGTATATGAAGATTCTGACGGTAGATGGGAATATGCGGTTGGTTTAACGCCAAATAATGAATTTACACAAGTATCATTTGTTAATGGTATTCATACAGCAAAAGGCGGAAAACATGTTGAATACATATTAGGTCAAATTACCAGAAAGTTATGTGATTTTATTGAGAAGAAGAAAAAAGTTAAGGTAAACCCAAACAGCATTAAAGAACAATTGATTTTGTTTATTCGTTGTGACATTGAAAACCCAGCATTTGATAGTCAAACTAAAGATTATATGAATACACCTTCTTCTAAATTTGGTTCAAAATGTGAAGTTAGTGATAAGTTTATTGAAAAGGTTGCTAAAATGGGCGTCATGGATGCTGCGTTACAATTGACAGAAGTCAAGGAAAACAAGGCAGCGAAAAAGACTGATGGCGCCAAAACCAAAAGTATTCGTGGCATTCCAAAATTGACAGACGCTAATTGGGCGGGAACTGAAAAGTCCAAAGATTGTGTCATTATATTTTGCGAAGGTGATTCAGCAAAAGCAGGTATTATTTCCGGTTTATCATCTGACGACCGTAATACAATTGGTGTTTACCCAATGAAAGGTAAAATATTAAATGTAAGAGGTGAACCTGTTAAAAAGATTTCTGAAAATAATGAGATCGCAGAAATTAAAAAAATATTAGGTTTAGAAACTGGTAAAAAATACAATACAATTGAAGATGTTTATAAGCATCTGCGTTATGGTAAGGTATTATTTATGACGGATCAAGATCTAGATGGTAGTCATATTAAAGGTTTAGGTATAAATTTATTCCAGTCTGAGTGGCCTACTCTAACTGAAATTCCAGAATTTATTGGTTTCATGAATACACCTATATTAAAAGCAAAAAAAGGTGACGTTGAATTGAATTTCTACAATGATGGTGAATATGAAGAATGGAAAGAGGAAAATGATAGTAAAGGATGGAAGATTAAATACTATAAGGGTTTAGGAACTAGTACTGGTAAGGAATTTCGCGAATATTTTGAAAATAAAAAAGTAGTTGGTTTTACAATGTCTGAGAAAAGTGATGATACAATTGATATGGTCTTCAATAAGAAACGCGCAGATGATAGAAAAGACTGGTTAAAATTATATGATAGAAAAGCGTATTTAGATACTAAAAAATTAAATGTATCGTATGACGAGTTTATTCATAAAGAGTTAATCCACTTCTCCAAATATGATTGTGATCGTAGTATTCCAAACTTGATGGATGGTCTCAAAATATCATTGCGTAAAATATTGTATTCAGCATTCAAGAAGAATTTGACAACTGAAATTAAAGTTGCCCAGTTTTCCGGTTATGTTTCTGAGCATTCTGGATATCATCACGGTGAAGCAAGTTTGAACGCTGCGATTGTTGGAATGGCGCAAAACTTTGTCGGTTCAAATAATATAAATTTATTTATGCCAAATGGTCAATTTGGAACTCGATTACAAGGCGGTAAAGATAGCGCGTCGGAAAGATATATATTCACTCAACTTAACAAAATTACTAGAACTTTATTTCCAGCATATGATGATAATATATTGACTTATTTGAATGACGACGGACTAATGGTTGAACCGATTTATTACGCACCGATTATTCCAATGATTCTTGTGAATGGTTCAAAGGGTATTGGAACTGGTTTTAGTACAGATATTATGTGTTATAATCCAGTTCAAATTATTCAATATTTGAAAAACAAATTAACTTTAGCAGAAAATAATGTAGAGTTTATTCCGTTTTATGATGGATTCAAGGGTCAAATAACAAAACTAAGTGATGAAAAATTCTTGATTAAAGGTTTGTATGAAAAGACTGGCGCAGATACAATTCGTGTTACTGAGTTACCTGTAGGTTTTTGGACTGAAGATTTTAAAGAATTGCTTGAGAAATTGATTGAACCTGGACAAGATAAAGAAGGTAAAAAGATTGTATCAGTTGTTAAGGATTATGATGATATGAGCAAAGATACCAACGTTGATTTTACAATTACATTTGCGAAAGGTAAGTTGGAAGAATTAGAACAATCTAAAGGTGATTACGGATGTAATGGACTTGAAAAATTATTGAAATTGTATACTACAAATACGACTACAAATATGCATCTATTTGACGCAGAGGATAAATTACAAAAGTATGATAGAGTATCTGATATAATTGATGATTATTATGATGTAAGAATTGAATTATATCAAACTAGAAAGGATTACATGATTGATGCTCTTGAAAAGGAACTGGTATTATTATCTAATAAAGCAAAGTATATTCAAGAAAATTTGGATGGTACAATTGATTTGAGAAAAAAGAAGAAAGATCAAGTGATTGAAATGTTACAAGGAAAAGGTTATGATATGGTAGGCGATGATAATGAATATAAATATTTAACCAAGATGCCGATGGACTCGGTTACTGAAGAAAATGTCGAAAAATTGCTTAAGGAAAAGGGTAACAAAGAACAAGAACTAAATGTAGTTAAAAGCACAACTATAAATCAGATGTGGTCTTCAGAATTGGATAATTTATTAGAACAATATTTGGAGTATAAGGAGTTAAGACAAAGACTTATGGATGGCGAAGATACAAAATTAAAGAAAAAAAAGGTTGTTTCAAAGGGAACAACATCTGTAAAGAAGATTACAAAGAAATCAAATTTAATAGTTGAAGACGCATAAATATAAAAATTTACTATATAATAAAATAATAAAATGCGCATTTTTTTTAATAATTTTGTTCAATATATGGAAGATAAAACGAAGTATTATTACCACAGTATAATTGAATATCAGCGCCGCAATATTTTAATTGAATAATCTTAGATGTGGATGGATTATCACAGTTTGTGAATTGGGTTGGAATTTTATAAGTAGATATAATGCCATAGTTTGTTACTAGTAAATTAAGCGTTTCAATGTCTATATATAAATAATACCAAATGTCATCATGAATGTTTCGATACTTTAAAATATTTAAACCAGAGTTTAGATTTGTTTGAAATTCTATAAATAACATAATATTAACTATATTATTATATTTAATATTTATTTAATTTTAATCATTTTTATTCAATGAACACTATTTTTGGTACAACCTTTAAGCGAAGCGACAAAAGGTTGTTTTAGAACCAAGTCTTAAATTCAAGTTCTCTATCAGTATTATTTGCCATAACGGGATGCGCAATTGGCACCACTAATGTACTGGCGTCATCAATATATTTCATATAACCTTGCGCCTCACTATAAACCTGTTGAATGCAATAATTTAAGACAATTTTGTTTAATTCAACAACTTGTTGGGTAATATTATTTGGTTGATTTGCAGAGTTTTGTAAAAATACACTTCGCATAACAATTTTTAAAGAATCGCAATCTTGAGGACCAATTGTGTATTGACCATTAGACTTGTGATAAACACCAGCGCGTATACCATTTTGTAAGATTTGAATATTTTGTTGAGAGAAAAATGCGTTAGATAAAGTAGTATCATTCCACAATCCTTCAGTTGGGTTCCTAAATGTCACACACTGGTTTGCTGGTATTTTATCATACATTTCAAATAAACTAGAAGTATTAGGCGATTTAATATCTACACGACCATTATTAGATTTATTCATTTATATTACACTTATAGAAAAAAAATATATTTATTTTATATATCAATGGAAGGTTTTCAAAAAATTGTTTTAATCGCTGCTATAATTATTTTAATTATTACCTTAGTAGTTATCGGTATTACTCTTACCAAAGGTAGTTCTGTTGAGTGGCCACCAGTGGTTCCTCAATGCCCCGATTACTGGGTGCTAGATGGTTCTGGTAATGATGCAACATGTGTTAATGTGAAAGATTTAGGAACTTGTAAAAGTGTTGGTGGTAAACATCAAACTATGAATTTTAATTCTTCTCAATTTACAGGATCACAAGGTGCGTGCAATAAATATAACTGGGCGACAAAATGTAATGTTACATGGGATGGAATTACATATGGTGTAAGTAATCCTTGTCAACAATAAAATATTTATTTTTTATTTTTATAATAAATATTTTAATTAATAACATTAAATATATCATGAATAATAACATATTTAATTTAATTAATAAATTACCAACTGATATTATTAATATAATTGAAGAGTATATTCCTAAAAAAGAATTTACATTTACAAATAAAAAAAATTATAAATTATATCATACGCTTATAAAATCTAGCATCAAAAACTATGAGTTATATATACGAGATACTATTCGTCGTGATAATAATTTTGTTTTTGAAATGATAGTAAGAGAGAACTATCTGAAATGGAATCAGTTTAAAAACTATATCTACAAAAATGAAGAGTTTAAAAATTATAATTACTTTATTATTGATTATTGTATTGAAAATGAATCAGCAAAATGTAGAATTTTTATTATAAATTTTTTAAAAGAACTTGGATTATATAAAAACTAACATAAAAAGAATTTAATTAATTAAATATATAATGGAGAATTTAAATATTAATAATATTTTGGATAGAGATGAAAAATCAAATGCTATTAAAGATATATTAAAATCATTTGAACAAAATAAAAACAATATGTTATTTAAAAAAGGTATATATGTTTATGGTGACCCAGGAACAGGCAAAACTACATTTGTTACAAATATTTTAAAGGAGTTAGATTATGATATTATTAATTATGATGCGGGTGATATTCGAAATACGTCTGTTATTGAAGATATTACAAAACATAATATGTCTGACAAAAATATAATGAGTCTTTTCAATAAAAAGGTAAAAAAAATTGCTATTATAATGGATGAAATTGATGGTATGAATAATGGTGATAAAGGAGGCATTAATACATTAATAAAACTTATACGACCTAAAAAAACAAAAAAACAAAAATTAGAAGAAATCACTATGAATCCAATTATTTGTATTGGTAATTATCGTGTCGACAAAAAAATTAAAGAATTGATGAAGGTTTGTAATACTGTTGAACTAAAAACTCCTACTAACTCACAAATTGAACGAATTACTCAAACCTTATTTACTGATATTGATACAGATAATAAGAATAAAATCGTTAATTTTATTCAAGGAGATTTGAGAAAATTAAATAGTATTTATAATATTTATAAGGATAAACAAGATTTCTTTAAAGATGATACAATCGAAAAACTATTTCAAATTAAATCATATAATGATGACACAAAAAAAATAACTGATAAACTTATTAATAATTACTATAATATAAATGATCATAATAATATTATGAATGAAACTGATAGAACTAGTGTTGGTTTATTATGGCATGAAAATATCATAGATGTTATTGAAAAATACAATAAAAATATATCAGTACCTTTTTATATTAACCAATTAGACAATATTTGTTTCGCTGATTATATTGATAGAACCACATTTCAAAAGCAAATATGGCAGTTTAATGAAATGAGTTCATTAATAAAGACATTTAAAAATAACAAGTTATACCACGACAATTTTAATAAAAAACAAAAAAACAACATTACAGAGGTGCGATTTACAAAAGTATTAACCAAATACTCAACAGAATATAATAATTCATTATTTATCCAAAAATTGTGTCAAAAACTTGGCATGGACAAGAAGGACATATTTGGTTATTTTATTGATTTGAAAAATAAATATGATGATAATGAGATTTTTGCACTATTTGAAAATTATGAAATAACTAAATTGGATATTAATAGGATCTATCGATATTTGGAAAAATATACAAAAGAAAATGCTACTGGTACAATTGATAAGGAAATTGAAATTGAAAATGACGACGATGATGAAGCAGTCATGGAAGAATAAGTATTTCACATATTTGTGTATTAAAAATATAATATTTTACAAAATAATATTATATTTTATCAATTAATAAAATACAGTTAATAATTAAAAATCAATATTTTTATATTTAACGAATCAATACGTTACCTCCTTGTTTTTTATCCTTCATTTCCTTAATTAATTTGTCCCTCTTATAATTCCAAATCTCTAAAATATCATCACTTACAGTATTGTGTAAATAAGATATATAATGTTGAGGTGAGGTGAAAAAAAGTGTAGGCAACTTATACTTACCATTACACTCACCAGTTGATAATCTAACAGAAAAAAATAGGTCTTCGTATTTACTACCAACAGTATAATTATAATACTCGCCAGTCTCGGCATTTCTAATTCTAGACCCAACATCGCCACTAGTATAAACACCTATCTTCTTATCTTTATATGTAATAACACCCTTGCGGTCAATTGGTGCTAATCTATTAATTATATAAAAGTTCTTATCAGTTTGTTTAAATTTAGTTAACTCATTATTATCACTAGTTGATAAATTATCATTCTCGGTTTCCATAACGTTACTCATTTAAGGTAGTATACTATAATATATAGTATCCTTTTAAGTATGTTTTATAAATTTTATTATTATATATACAAATACATTATATTATATAGTTAATTTTGTTGCGCTATACAATTACGTTTAAACTGTATATTCTCAGTTATTAACTGCTTTATTTTATCCTCTAAATACTTAACCTTATCTTTTAGTTGATTATTTTCTATTGTCATCTCTTGAACTACTAATGATAATTCATCAACCTTACTTTGAACTGATTGTGAGTTTGCTCCATTAGATAACTTGTTCATCAAATTATTATAATCACTTTGTTGTTTCATCATTTTCTCTCTATCTTTTTTCATTTTAGTTAATTGTTTTGTAACATCCGGTTTATTTTCAGGTAATCCTGGAGAATAATCATCTAATAATTTATTTATATCTTCCATAAAAAATTTCAAAACATCAGGTTCCTTTACAATATCACAAGGCGTTACAGTCGTTTCCTTAATATAAGGATTTGGCATTTGTTTTAATAAAACTTTTTTATCAAATGAGTTATGATTATGTGAAAATACTAATATTGATTTGGTTGGGTCTAGTTGAACAAACGGAATAGTATAATTCTTTAAAAAATTCTTTTCTTCAGCTAGACACGCTGTTTCATCAAATTTTGTTTTAAGTAATAATTCTTTTCTAAATGCGAATGTTGCGGCTGTAGCGTGGTTTGGTCCATATGGTCCAACTTGAAACATCTTTTGTATATGTTTAAAATATATGTACATTATACTTGATCCAGCACATAATGCTTTGGGGTTTTTTAACAATGTTTCTACAGCGTGACTTACTCTATCTGGTGGATAATAATCATCGTCATCCATATAAATAATTATATCACCCTTCGCCTTTTCATTTGTTATATTTCTTTTAGTTCCTAATGATAATTTATTGTCATATTTAAAATATTTAACTTGGGGTATATGCGCTACTAAATCCTCAATTTTGTCTGTTCCATCGTCAACAATAATCCACTCCATTTTATCCTTTGGATATGTTTGATTTTCAAAACACTTGATTATGATTGGAATAAATGGACGTCTATTAAATGTCGGTGTACAAATACTAACAAATGGTTCTTTATCAAGTTTTATACTTTGTTTTTTCATTATTTAATAAAATACAAAATTATATTTATATTGTATTTTATTAAATTTTATTTATTTTTATTTTTATTTTTATTTTGTTTTTCGATTTAGTTTTTTAAGATCATTTACTAATTTACCTCCTCCAGATTGTTTACCAAAAACCATTTGATATAACAATCCATGTTTTTCTGTAGAGTCAACTGTTGTACAAACAGTTCTTTTTGCTTGTAACTCTTTTGCCACTGTAAAAGGCGTTAAGTTTTCTTCAATACTTCGTTTAAATAAATCCATATTTATAACTCCAAAATAAATACATAATATTCCGATAAGGAATACAATACCGTTTGTAACACCTAGATAAGTAAACGCTGCTGAAAGTACAAAAATACTAAAAATTACCATTATAGATATTTTATATACTTTCGCCGCTTCTCCCAAAACACTCAAATATCCAGCTGGTTTATCTGACATGAGTCCTGTATATGAGAACATTATTAAACAACAAAATGACGAAATTAAACCATCAATACCAATAAAAAATGGAGCAAAAAATAGTAATATAATTGATAGCATTATCACTAAAAATATACCCATACCGTAACCAAATGGTTGCGTCATTGTTACGTCCTCCCATACAGGTTTTTCACCCTTTTTCGTATTTGTATTTTTCTTAAAAAGCCAAGACATATTGTAAAACCATAAAAATAACCCATAAATACAATTACAAAACAATAATATACTTGATATTACACCTAGTATAAATGGTCCAAATAAAACTACTAATCCTTCAGGAGCGCCATTTAATGTATTAAAAGTGGAATTTATGAATTTAAAGTCAAAATATATTAGTGATTCAATAATTGAAATAAAATAATTCATTATATTATTTGAATCATAACTATTTTTATATTCACGTAAGGTTTTTAGAAGTTCAAAATCCGAATTTTCATCATAAGGAAATTTTAATTTAATCGATCTGGGATTATTCGCATCTGCGTATGTTTTAAATATATTTGTATCAATTGGCGTAACGGTTGGTTTAGAATCTGAAAAGGGAAAACAATAACCATCTGTAGGAAGTATATTTGATTGCGCTATTTTACAAATATATAAGGCATAAACACCAAAAATAAAATATATTACAATAAATAAAATTGTCACAAGTAAATTTGAACCAAATTTAGACCAATTTGGCGTATTGCTTGAACTAGTTCCTTCATTTTCCGCTTGTTTTTCATCAATTGCCGATGTATCGGATGTTGTTGTAGTATCTGACATAATTACTTATATTTAAATGATATAAAATATTTACACTATTGTTTATTTGCTAAAATACTTTTATAAAGTATAAGTTTTTATATTAATTAATAATATATATGGAAAATCAATATTATATATTATTTTTAGCAGTTATCTTTTTTATATTATTAGTTTCAATATTTAAATGGATAAATTATCTCTCTATAAACAAATATATTGTAGAATGTTTTCAACAGTTAAATCAAATAAACAATTCCACAAGTCATACTGTAGATTTACCCTTAACAACAACATATAGTTGTAGTAATTTCTGCGGTCCTACATCTAGGTGCGCTAAAACTGGTCAACAATGTTTTGCCGACATTGATTGCCCTGGGTGCCAACCTCAAATAAATAATAAATCGAACAATACTAAAACTACAACTAAAACTAATATTATAGGTGATAACGCTGCTGGAAAACTTACCTTTAGTATGACACCTCAATATTCCACTTTAACAACAGATATGGGAACAAGATCAATGACATTTTTGGATAAACAATTTTCAAAAACACCGTCACCTACATTTGGAATAAATACGTGGCGCGATGATTTTAATGCTGAACAAAAATTATTCAACAAAAGATATAAACCACCTTCTGATTTAAAATATATGCCTTCTTACCCACCTCGATACAGTGTCACAGGTGATTATTTAGAAGACGGACCATTAGCGTCTAATGCAACAATATAAATTATTAATTTTCTAAGTAGCGTATAATAATCCTGCGTTTCCACCAACAAAGATAACCATATTTACTCTCTCTTCCATGACATATAAATCATAATTATAATCATAAATACGCCATGTTGGTTTATTTACACCAATTATTTCTCCTGTATCTGGATTACAAATTGTTAAAACTTGTGCGTATGGATCAACAGGAGGATTAATAGTTACAAACTCAAACTCAATATTTGTAAATCTACTCATATTCATAGCACCTGATGGTTGTAATGAATATGGTGACGTATCTAAACAGAAATTATAGCAATATAATCCATTTGGTGCAAACCCATCTGTTCTAGTAAATTTTTCAACATAATTATATACTCCGGCAGGCAACATATTTTCTCTATATTGTCCATCCAACAAAATACCCATAGAAACCAGAATATTCTTCAAATTTTGTTGATTATATACACCCGTTGTCATTAATCCTGATAATGTTCCATCCGGATTTGTTCCAGGTCCAATTAATGGTGGTCCAAGAGGATCAGGATTTGAGTAATCACCTGCTGCGGGTGCCGGAGTAATATCTACTGGCATATAACTATATGGCCAATTTGTGTAATTTGACCATTCATTCCTCAAATTTACATCACTTCTTTGAAAATAAAACATCCAACTAATTACCATACCAATAGAATCAATTTGAACCTTATTTTGACCAGTAACATTATAATAAGGTCTTTCATATATTTGTTTAATTAAATATTTCTGCTCATTTTTAGCAAACAGTTTTGATTCATCATTAGAGAGAAAACAATATGTACAATTTAAATGTATATCAGCGTTCCAATTTGTTCTTGTATCGACATATGATGTAGGTCCCAATGTTTCATCTGGTGGAGTTTGTAAAAATCTGTAAAATTGCATGTAATATTGATTAAAGTTGGGTGCAACATATGGAAAATTATTTGTATAATCCATTACATCACGTATCTTAAAAATCTGATTAATCGGTTTAAATGTAACACTAATTTGAAGTTCATTATATTGTAAAGATACTAAAGGAAACGCATTTTGTGTTTTTAGATTAAACCAAGAACCTAATGGAATATACAATATTCTTCCCATAATAGATGGTTGAGCGCCAGCCGGATTAGATGTGTAAAAAGCATTTGGGTATGAATTCACATGAGTACCATAGTTTGCTGGGTCATTCATTTCAGGAACATTACCAGTCATTTCATTAAATAAATCGATTTTTTTACCACTAAAATCTCTTTGAACGGACGCCAAAATATAACGCCCTGAATATTCTTGTAATTTTTGATTACCACACGTAATCGTAATTCTATCAATCATTTGAGCGCCGAGATTATCTATCCATTTAAAACCATATGAAGCCCAATCGGTATATACAATAGATCCATCTGATTGAACAACTTCTTGAGGAGGAAAAATTGGACTCCAAATTGTCGGCATCGCTATAGAAACATAGCAATCCATTAATAAATCCGCATAGCGTTTCACTTTAAATACAAATGTGGACTCGGTTGTTAAGTTGAGTGTTGGTGTTCCTTCATAATCAAGACGAAAATTTTGTTTTCCGAAATTAGTATATTTTTTATAAGTTGTCTTCCAAAATGTCTTCTCAGGGTTTCCATTTAATATAATATTTTGTTGCCCTTCTGAAACCAAATTAAGTAATCCACCGCCCATATTTAATATATACTTATAAATATTATTTAACTAATTTGATTAATTAATATATTAATTTTAAAAATTAAAAATAGCATTAATATATTAGATTAATGTCATCAACAAATTCTACCGATTATTTAAGCAAAATAAAAAATATGGACCAATCATTTGTCATATATATGATCGCCACATTTATTTTCATCCTTTTGATATTTATGATTGTTTATATTATTAAATTGACTAAACTAGAAAGTTCAGAATGTGATTATATGAATACTTTATACCCTTCTGTTGATGGTAATATAAGACCTATTTCAGGAAACGATCCAGATTGTTCTGGTTGTTTATACGATTATTATATTAAAACAGCATATAACGCTTGTTCAGGTGGTTCTTACAAAAACGATTTTGTCGATGTTTGCAATTTAAAAGCAGTCATAAAACAAGGTGTTAGATGTTTAGACTTTGAAATATATTCAGTTGATGATAAACCCGTTGTAGCGACAAGCACGCAAGACAGTTACTATGTTAAAGAAACATTCAATTCTGTTAGTTTCGCTGATGTAATGAAAATAATAAATAGTTACGCTTTTTCTGGAGGCACATGTCCGAATCCAACTGACCCAATTATAATTCATTTACGTATTAAAAGTAATAATCAAAAGATATACTCAAAGATGGCCGCTATTTTTAAGTCATACGATTCTGTAATGCTCGGAAAGGATTATAGTTTTGAAAGTAACGGCACTAATTTAGGAATAACCCCATTATTAAAATTTCAACAAAAAATAATTCTAATCGTAGATAAAATCAATAATGCATTTTTAGAAAATAAAGAGTTTTTAGAGTATGTTAATTTAACAAGCAATTCGATTTTTATGAGAGCATACAATTATTATGATGTGAAAAATAATCCGGATATAAATGAACTGACATCATATAACATGAAAAATATGACAATCGTTTTTCCTGATAACGGATCAAATCCTTCAAACCCTAGTGGTCTTTTATGTAGAACATATGGATGCCAAATGGTAGCGATGCGTTATCAATATGTAGATAATTATCTTGAAGAAAATGCGTCTTTCTTTGATATAGCAAGTTATGCGTTTGTTTTGAAACCGCAGGCGCTCCGTTATGTTCCAGTGACAATTCCGGATCCTACACCCCAAAATCCCAATTATAGTTACGCTACACGTACTGTTAGTAGCGATTATTATAGTTTCAATACATAAAAACATTACATTAATTTAAATTAAATATGAGTTGATGTCAATATCATCAATTAAATATTTTTTTTTTATTTTATCTGCTAATAAAATATGTACAAGTGTTTTTTTTAATTGTACATTTTCCTTGATTTCATCAATAATAATTTTTAGAGTTAGTAACGGTTTCCAATTATCGTAACAATCATAAGAATCACAACATAAACACTCTTTATTTCGATATTTACGAAGTATATTTCTTTCACCTTTATCATTTATTCTTAATAATTCCATGTATGATTCACCATTATAATATATTTTTGGAGGAGTAAAAGGATATGATTCGTTAAAAATAAACCCAAATCTCTCTTTTCCTTCAGTAATTATCATTTCTATTTTATTAGAATTATTTGATAAGACTAAATTAGGGTAAATTTCATATAATGATTCACAATCCCGTGTAATTCGTTTAATATAAACTCCTTTAAACTGGGATAATAATTTCTTATTTGTTTCTTTTATATTTTCCATACAAATTATTAATTTACTAATTTTAAATATATATTATAATAAATATTCATATAATATATTTTATTCTTTTAATATATGAAGCAAAAAATATGTAAAGATTTAAATTTTAGTGATTGTGAAATGGCAATTTTACGTATGGCTGTAGATAAAGCAGAGGAAAAAATGGGTAAAAGAATTGTCAACTCTGAAGATGTTCAAAAAATAATAAATGTTGTTGAGGATTTTCTTAAAACGGAGGATTTAATATGTTATGGTGGAACTGCGATTAATAATATTTTACCCGAAGAAGACAAGTTTTATAATAAAGATGTAGAAATACCAGACTATGACTTTTTCTCTTACAACGCTTTAGAAAATGCGAAAAAACTTGCGGATATTTATTATAAAAAGGGATTCACTGAGGTTGAGGCGAAAGCAGGTCAGCATCACGGTACTTACAAAGTTTACGTCAATTTTATACCTGTTGCCGATATTACACAAATCCCAAAAGAAATATTTATGGCTTTGAAAAAAGATTCTATTAGAGTAGCGGGTATTTTATATGCGTCACCAAATTTTTTGAGAATGTCAATGTATTTAGAATTGTCGCGTCCTGCCGGAGATATAAGTCGATGGGAAAAAGTTCTCAAACGTTTGAGTCTTCTTAATAAAAATTATCCCTTAACCACTATAAATTGTAATGAAGTTGAATTTCAAAGAAGAATGTCTGATAAAGAAAATGAAGATGTAATTTACGAAAATGTTAAAAACACATTTATAAACCAAGGGGTTGTTTTTTTTGGTGGGTTTGCGATTTCTCTCTATTCTCAATATATGCCAAGACATTTACAAAGACGTTTACAAAAAATTGCTGATTTTGATGTGCTTTCACATGAACCTGAGACAACAGCGCAAATTGTAAAAGAAAGATTAAAGGATATTGGTATAACAAATTGTAAGATTATAAAACATGATCCAGCAGGTGAAATTGTCCCTGAACACTATGAAGTAAAAGTTGGCAAAGATACTGTTGCTTTTATATACAAACCAATTGCGTGTCATAGTTATAATGTGCTTTTTTTGAAGGGACAAAAGGTAAAGGTAGCAACAATAGATACTATGTTAAGTTTTTATTTGGCATTTTTGTATGTTGAAAGACCTTATTATAATGAGTTTTCAGAGAGAATATTATGTATGTCCAAATTTTTATTTGAAGTGCAACAAAAAAACCGATTAGAACAAAAAGGATTGTTACAAAGATTTAGTATAATTTGTTATGGACACCAAGAATCTGTTGAGGAAATGCGCGCTGAAAAGGCGGCGAAATATAAAGAATTAAAACAAAGCAAAAATAAAGCTCAATTGGATGAATGGTTTTTAAATTATAAACCTGATCAGGGAAAAACTCCTTTAGAAAAGGAAGTAAAGAGAGAAAAAAAGACAAAACCTAAAAAAAGTAAAAAAACTAAGAAGTCGTTTTTTGATTTTTATGGAAAAAAGACCAGAAAAAACAAAAAGGATTTATATTAAATAATTTAATACATTCTTCTCTATTATAAACAGTACGTTTCCAGTATTATGATAAAAATTTCGTGTGTTATTTTTGATAATATTTTATATAACATGGTTGTTTCAAATCCTATAGGTAATTGAGTTTTAACATATATTAAAAAATATGTCAAATAAATACTTAGTTTTTCAATTATTATTTTAATATAATTAAATCCTATATTAGAAAACGACCAATCATTTACATAACTACACATTTGTGTATTTGATTGTTTAATATAAAAATTATGTATATCTAATAGTCCAGAGAGAATCCGATGATAATTAGTCTTCTCATTTTTAACATTTAATAAATTTCCAATTTTATCATAACCAAAAAGATCCAGGTATAATATTTTTTTATTGGGTTCCACTGTAAAAATATATGGATTTATTCCGTCTATATACGCTTGTTCATAAAGCATTTCTCCATCAATTAAATAAGGAATGAAACACGATTTTATAATTGTATTCATAATTTCATCAATATCCTTATATTGCGACTTTACTGTTTTTTTCCCCTTTTTTATATTATTATAACAA